GTACAAAACCAGATTTCCAGCAGTCGATGTAAGGTTTCCGCTACAGCTTACTGATTGAGCGGTAAGAGTTGAGGTTAGATTTGCAGCTCCCGCGACACCAAGTGTACCGGCGATAGATGTGTTGCCGCTGGCCGATGCGACCGTGAACTTGTTGGTGGCTACCGAGAAGTTTCCAACGCTGTTGACTGCTGCGGTAGAGATCTGGAGCGAGGAATCGTTTCCGTTGCCATCGGTGATGGTTCGGAGGCTTGAGTTCAGGACCGTGTTGTCGGTGGTCTTGAGTAGGCCAGTGTAGGTCGATGCGACTGTATTTCCTGTAAGTGATGTTCCCATACTATTCCTTCGGTAGTGCGTACCATCCCTCGTGAATTGTCACGCGGTTTTGAGACTTGGTTGGATTGCCCTGGGCATCTTTGACCCAGACGCGGGCTTTTACGTCCTCAGCGAGGCGTATAGGCTCACCGTGGGGCACCATCACCACTCTTGTTGAGCAGCTTGCGCTCAGAATCAGCAATGCGATCCAGTAGCTTCTTTTTGAGTTCTGGATCGGGTTTTGCATCCTCTGCGGTGTAGGGTGTTTTCGCAAGCCATACCAGCCACTTGAGAATGGCTGATACGATTTGCTCGATGACGTTCATTCAGCCTTCTTCTTATCAGCGTCCTTGGCCATGATGAGTCCGAATCCAACGGTCACGGCGGTGATGGTGGCTGCGATGTCCATGTTGGTGGAGGGGTCTCCATCGAAGAGTGCTTTGAGTGCGCCTCCGATTGCGACCATGATTGCGCCGACACCTGCGAGAGTAGTTTTCCAGTTCATTTCTTGAGGGCTTTGTAGAGTCCGATTGCTGCGGCTATAAACGCCAACAGAGCGGCCCCGAATCGGAACCACTCTGTTAACTGAGGAAGCAGTGATACCGCACCAGCAGTAGCGGCGGTTGCAAGTGAAATTCCAAGTCCGCTGCTACTGTTGGTATCGGTTGTCATTGCTCGGGTTTAGGCTGTGCGGCTGCGATGATGAGGTCGGCCAATGGCACTCCTGCTTTTGCATTCTGGAAACCGCCAGCTTTGATGGCGATGTCGATGAGTTGGAGGAGTTGATTGGCCTGCTCAGTGGTAAGTTCGATTGTAATCATGCCGTCGGAGCATCCGAAACAACCGGCTGTTCGTCAACAGCGGCGACAGGAGTTTCCGCATTGACGAGCGGCGGCTCCACCTGCGGCAACATCGGAGGAACGATCATCTCGGGCTGGGGCGGAGGAACCGGCGGCAACCACGGCAGCGGGGGAGCGATGATCGGCGGGTTGATCTGGTTCTCGATTTGCAACGAGACGTTCGCCTCAATCGCGCTCTGATCGACGCCATTCGCGAAGCACCAACCAAGCACCTGCTGCTCGGTCAGATCAGGATACGGAGTGAACGAACCAGACGGCGGAGCGAACGAGCAGGAGCCGTAGCAAGTGCCGCTGTAGTTATCCTGAGTGCCGTTGCATCGCCAATCGGCGGTGATTACGACATCGACAAGTGAGCCTTCGGTGGGCTTAACGAGAAGGCGTTCGATGATCCAGAGGATGGTCATAAATTAGGCGGCAGAGGTTGTGGCGAGGAGGTAATAAATCGTTCCGTTGACCTTGATGGCAATCTTGTTTGTCACGGTCGTACTAGTTATTCCGGCATTTGTCACACCAGATCCTTCACATAAGATAGCTGGAATCGTGTTGCTGGCTGAACGAGTGGAGGTAAAATACTGAACAGCTCCAGTAGCTCCAGCCGTTGGTTCTGTTCCAGTTCCGATAAATAGAACCTTACTAAATGAGCCTGCCGTAGGAATGTATCCAATCCCAACATTGCCGCCATTTGGATTGAAAACGAGGTTAAAATTGGTTGCGTAATTAGTGCGAGAACGCGCTTGAAACCATCCATAAACATCGGTTGCAGCCGTAACGCCTGAATCAATACAAAGTCCAGTTCCCGGCGCACCGATACGCAAACTGCCATCAGTAGCGGATGAACCGCTCGTTGACGGAACAGCTTGTGTTCCATTGACGACAAACTTGAAGTCAGGACTCGCAACCCCCACGCCCAGCCCCGTAGAGTTCAGGGTCATGGCGGTGGATTCGCCAAATGCCCAAAGATGACTGCCGCCGGTCAGAGCGTTGAAATACCAGCTATCGGTGCCGCCAGCTCCACCGATGTATCGCGTAGCACCACCAAGACCAGGGGGACTTCCAACCAACGCCCAACCAGCCGAAGACTGAAAACTGCCGACAATCTCAAGCGAACGGGCAGGTGTCGCCGTACCAATACCCACCCGATTGTTCGTCGAATCAACCTTCAGCGTATTCGTATCCACCGTCAGATCGCCGGTGATGGTGGCGGAGGCGAGGGTGGCGGTGCCGCCTGCTCCGAGGATCTGGTTGCTGGTGATCTTCTTGGTGGTGCCCGATGCAGCCATCGTCGTATCACTGATATCGACAATGGGAAGGACATCCACTGCGGGATCGACGGTCGTGATCGCCGTCAGTACTGTGATTTTTGTATCTGCCATAAACTGTTAGTTAGATTGAATGATGAGTTTGCTCGTGTCCTCTTGGAGCAGGAAATCCCCGTTCTCCAAGTCCAAAGAATCAAAAGTTCCGAAGGTAATTACGATTTTGTCAGTTCCGTTCTCCAGTAGGATGAAATACTCGTCCTCCTGAAGCAAATCCCGGCGCAGGATAGGTAGATCGCCAGGGGTAACATTACCCCCGCCGTTCGATACCAGTCGTGTGCCAAGAGCGAGTGTCACGATTGAATCACGCCATTGAACGCGATCACCTGACCGCTGGAAATCTGGAAGCTCGTGATCGGTCCCGGCAGGGTAATACCAGCAGGGATGGTCGCCGTGGACCAAGATCCGCTGATGTTGCCACCGGTGATCGAGCTAAAGGTGGTAGGGGCGATGGTGGTGATGGCCACAAATGGGCCATTGGTCAGTGTCGTGGCCGTCACCAGTTGAAAGCCGCCCTGTCCCATCGAATACTCGATGGCTTGATTTGCTACGTCGCTCATATATCCCAGATCTTCCGAATTTGATTCTTTGTGAAAGTGCTTTCAAAGCGGGAACCCTGACGGTCTTCCATCCGGCTGAATCCCTGCTTCACCTTGTCCTTGAGTTCGGCTTCTCGGGCAAAGCCGGTGACCCCGAAGCGGGCCACCGGTTGCCTGTTCCACCGCTTCCCATCAAGGACAACAGAGTCAGTACCCATCGGAGCGATATGCTCGATGGACTGACCATTGTTCTCGAAGGTATAGATCGGCATGTTAGGACTCCATCTCGCTGTCGTACTCCTCAACCATATTACGCATACCCTTTTCGTCCATAGGCTCCTTGGAAGCCATGGCCTTCTCGCTCTTGTTTTCGTACTCAGCGGGCATACCGTTCACGCTCCGAATCTCAACATAAGCTTCGCCGTTATCGAGCTTCTTGAGAACACCGCGAACATCGTCGAGAACCACTTCATCACCCACTTCAGGCATGGCCTGTTGGCCATCTTCCATGTCAGTGGAAAGAGCCTCGACCGGAATAGAAATCATGGGCGCATTGTTGTCAGCCTCTTCACATCCGCAAGCGGAATGAGAAGGGGCACCACCGATTGCTCGATGATGCCCCTTTGGGCCGACGGCAATCACCATGATGGTGGCCGTCTTGGGTCGCATATTACAGCGTGGAAGAGGTCTTAGTACGATGGACCAAGTACCAGGTCGGGTTACCAGTAGAACCCGTGTTACCAGCAGCCAGACGGAGCGTAGCGAAGTACAGCTTCACACCAACGGTGATGAGCTGGTTCAACGGATCGCTCTTGTCGGGGGTGTCAGTGATAACGATCTTCGGAGACAACGGATCATCACCGGTCAGAGCAGGGATACCGAACGACTCGTTACCAAAGAAGAACGAGGCGATGATGTCCTTGCTGACAGCAAGACCGCCACCAGCGGAGGTAGCCTGATAAACAAACTCATCGGCAGCGGTGCCGGAACCGGTGCTGACAAACGAGTTGGTCTGGGTGACAACGCGGCAACCGTAAATGGAACCAACCTCGCCCTTGTAGAACGGCGTACCCTTGTTGCCGTAGTTCGAGGCGTTCAACCAATCGGCATCGCGCATCAAGTCACGAGCAACGCGAGGATCGGTCGCCAGGACGTAGCCGCCGTTGATCATCGGAGCGCGGTTACGTTTCAGACGGGTCATGGAGTCGAGGACAGCCGAAGCGGTCATCGTGGTGTTGGCAGCAGTCGTGTCGCTGTTCAACGCAGAGAAGCTCTGGGTGGTCAGCGTAGCAGGGTTACCGTACACCTTAACACCACCGGAGCTGGCCACAGTGTTTACAGCGTCCGAGTTGTCGAACGTACCACCACCCTCGGCGGCGGAACCGATGGACGAACCGCTGGCGGTGAGGTTGGAGCCAACCAGCGTGTTACGAATCACGGAGTCAACCCAGAGGGCCATGTCCAAACCAGAGGTCTTGGTGGCCTGCTGGAGCGAGTTGAACAGGTCCGTGGCGCGGAGGATGTCGGTCAAACCGATCACCTGACCGTACTGGGCGAGCGACTTGCTGAGGCTGTTCAGGGCCAGAGCGCGGTAGTTCGCGGAGCTGATGGCCGTACCCTCGGAGCTGATGGTCTGGACACCCGAGACGCTTGGCGAACCGAAGCGGAACATCGTGATGGCCTTGTTACCATTGTTCCGGGGGATCGGAGCCTTCATGGCGAACTGATCCAGGATGGTCTCCTGCTGAACGATGGAGAGCAGCTCCTTGCTGAAGTAGTTCTGGAACTGGCTCGTGAGCGTAGTTGAAGTAGTTACGGGCATATTTTAGTTGTGGTTGTGCTATTAGCCTTCGTCCCGGTCGAACTCTCTCGTCGCTCGCATGAGCGCCTCCCTTTGCTCCTTCAGGGATAGCTTGGAGAAATCCTTCTCTTCAGCCTTGAGTTGTCCTGCCGGTACGCTTTTACCAATAGCGGTCTTCTGCTGGAGCTTACTGAGTTGTTCTTTCAGAGAC